TTGTTCTGCTGTCTGTTCGTCTACTTTTAAAGTTTCCATTGTACTAGTCCTGTTATGGTGCTGCGACACCGCTTACGCGGCCAAGGGAACAGGACAAACCGCCGCAGCATAACACCCTGTTAACTATTGGCGCTCTAACTTGCCGGGGCCCGACAACGTAACGCTAGCCGTTTGGTTCGCGCTGCTGGTTGTCATTTCCCCGGTGATGGTGCCCGTACCGCCATACACTACACCACTGGCGTAAGTAAGGTTAATCGGCACCTGAGCCGCGCGATCGGCAATACCTTGTAAGTATTCGTGATCGCCTTGCTCGTCGTCAATCGATAATTGTAGGCCGGATACTGACCACGCTACCCGCGTTTGGGAAGTGCGCGTCGTTCCGTCGCCGTTCATCATCTGCTCATTTTCCTTGCCGCCCAGCTTGCGGCTAGTGTCGGCATCCTGAGCGACCGAAAAGACCCGGCCGCCGATGCCAACGCTTTCTACTGGACCTGCGATAATGCTCATTGTTAAGCCCCCATGATTACGCCACTAGCGGCGAGGTTCCAAAATAAAAGCCGAAGTTAAAGTCAACCGAAATGATATTCGTATTGCCCGCAATCTGCAAGGTCAACGCGGCATCAAGGCGTTTCGGGTTCGACTCGTTAATGTTCGCCACTGTGCGCGATTTAGCAGTAGCAGGGTCGCTAATAATCGCATTTAGCGCAAGGCTATCGATCATGGCGTTAATAGCCGTCACGGCGTCTTTAGGACGCTTAGCAGCGCGGTTAGTGGTCGGCTGGTCATCAGGGATAAGCGGCGCACCGTCCCAGCCCTCGGCCAAGAAGATCAAGTCAAGATTAAAGATAATGTTCTGTAGCTTGACAATGTCCACAACGTAGCGATAAGGCGGCACCGCTTCGCCAGTCGGGTGGTAGAAAGTGACCACGTCGGAAATGTTGATAATCCCGTCGCGCACTTCGATCGTGGAGCTGCCCGCTTTGACTGCTTGTTCACGCTCAGCATAAGACCACTGTTCGCCGTCACTGCCCGGCGCAATGCCGTTAGCCTGCAAGCTGCCGTAATCGTATGGCGGGTTGTTGTTCGCACGTACAAGAATACGGGCGAGCTGTCGAGCCGCTACTACTGCTGGGTACTCGTCCGAGCCTGGCGCTACTAGCTGGCTGTTAATTCGATCGCTGGCGCGACCGTCTGGCAAGGTTACCGCCGTGGTTACGTCTGCGGTAGTCACGCCGTTAAACGCTACGAAAGGCTTGCGAGTTAACGCGCCCCAACGTCCCTCACCGAATGCGTTAATAGCATCTAGCGCGGTCGTGTCTGCTTGGTTTAAGCAGTTAAGCACCATGGTATACCAAACGTTACCAAACTGGTCTAGCGCGGTTTGTACGTCCGGGTTTGTGGCCCCGCCTGTTGGCTGGGTAGCAGCGAACGTAATACCAAGATCGCTAGGCGCATCAACGCTTACGACTAAGTCATTACCGCTTTCACCCGCCCACTTAGCTTCTAAGCCAACGTCGGTAGTATTGTCGGTAGCGATAACCGGCATACTTAATACGGCGTTAATGGCTGCGGTGATCTTCGCGGTCACGTCGGCCACGGTGTCGCCAGTTTCAACTAGCACCGCTTGCGACGCAATGTTTGAAACCTTAACCGTAACGGTGCCGTTTTTCGTTGCGGTGCCAGTAGGTGTAATGTCACCTGCTGCAGCAACCGCCGCGACTTCGTCTTCGAGTGGAAAGAACGTAACCGGCAATGCGCCCACACCATCACCACTAACGGGGAATAGCTGTTTAGCTGCTAAGTGCAAAGGCGAACCGTAGCCGAACCGCTCGCCTACGTCTTCTGCGCTGGTTAGCTGGATCTTATCGGTTGAGTATGAAGTGGCGCTGTTACCCTGGCCGATAACAGCTAAATGCTGCGGCAGTAAGAGTACATTGCCTTGGCGCAAATCTTTAAATTGCGTTTTGATTCCGACCACTCGCGCCACGGCGGACGGGCTAACTGCTGTGGATGTTGCCATGATCTGATCTCCTTATGGCGTAGTATAGTCGTACTCGGCTTGCGCTAGTACAAAGTCGTCACTGTCACGCAGTACGTCTACGTGCACGATCTCAAGATTAGCGCCCTGATATTCTGGCGACGCCTCTCTCAATTTAACGGTGAGGGCCATTCGTAAGCCCTGCACTTTCTGAACCGCTTGGCCTAAAATTTCAGGCTGGAAAGCGTTAACAGATTCAATGTCGCGCATGCTTACAATGCCGCGCAAATCTAAGTAGCGGTAGTACCCGCTCAATAAAATGTTACGCACCAAACGTAGCCCGCTTTGCGCTCGTAGCGCTGCTGCTTTATCGCCGGGCTCATGCCCTTGGGCTGCATCTTTTGACACGCCATAGCCGTAAATATCGATGTTGTACGTGGCTAGTAATACAAGCTCTTGGCTGTTGCTGCTTGACTGTACCACATTGTAGCCGTCAAGCCATACATTAACGATCGGCGAACGGTCGCTAACTTCTTGCTGCTGATACTTTGCAATAGGGTTAGAGCTCTCTAGCAAAACTCGGATCTTGTAGTCCTCGGGGTCTTTGCCGTCAGCGATTGCATAGGCTTGCTGGCTTGCGGTTTCTTCGGCCAGTATGGTGGCTATCTTATCGCGCACAACGTCTATGTTATCCTGCGCGGGAATAAGGTTTTGCAGTTTAGCTACCATCGTCCCAGGCCTCTAGTATGCACGTTACGTTGTTAATGGTGCGGTCTGGATCGGCTGAGCTTATTTTGAATTTATAAGCATTGCCGCGTAAATCGTTCCACGTTACTAGCCACGGTTTAGCATTACTAAAGTTCTCGCCTGAGGGAATTGCTAGCCCTTGGTCTTCAAGATCTTGTAAGTGCATCGTAACCGTTGCCAGTCGTCCGCTTACCGCTTGGCCCGTGTCAGGGTCAATGACCTGTGCAATGTCATTAGACCAACCGGTAAGCGCGGCAGTGTTGCCCGCTGGGCCTGTTATGGTAAAGGGCCAACCGCCACCCGTTGCGCTATTGTTCAATATAGCACGGTTGTGGCGGTTGGCTAGCTCTCTAATACCCACGGCATTAACCTACAATGAAACCTTTTTTCTTGAGCGCTTTAAAAGCTGCATCGCCGCCGCCTAAATCTTTAGCGGTGATCGCTTCGCCTGCGCCAAGAATACCACGTTTCAAAGTGGTAATGCTTTTACCGTCAGCTACTACGGGTCCGTCAGCTTTCTTAGCCTTTGGTTTTGGCTCCGGCTGGGGCTCTGGTTCGCTGTCTTGGGTATCATCTTTCGACGCTTCGTCTTCCGGTTCCGGGGACTTTTCGACCTCCTGCGGCTCGGGTTCTGACGCGCCGTTAGATTGTTGGGCTTCAATAGCCTGCAGCCGTTTTACTTCTTCGACTAGCTGCTGGTTATTCTTGCCCTCGACCTCGGCGGATACGCCTAGCTGTTTGGCTAGGCTCTCCGCTTTCTCGATCAACTTATTGTTACTCGGCATGGGTCCTGTCTCCTATGCTTATAGGCCGGTGTCTAAGCAACCGTAAGTGTCGATCGCTGTCGGGATAGTAAGCGGGCGCGTACCGGCCGATACGTGCAACTGCTCACCGTCAGGCGTTACCCAAGCGTTAGTAGTCAAGTCAAAACCGCCCGCAGTATCAGTAATACGGCTAGGCAGGTAAGGCAAGACACGTTGTTCAGGACGTACGATCTGTGGAATAGATCCGAACGTCAAGTCTAAACGGGTGCCGGTGCTTGAAAGCATGACTACTCTACCTGGATCCATGTAACGGGTAGACGCGCCGCTTTGTGGGTCTTTGTAGCGTCCGCTATAAGTCCACATTGCATAACGATAATTCCCGATCATGATGTCGCCTTGATAGGTTCCGCCCTGGCCCAGCATTTGCGGCGCAACTCGGCCAAGCTCATAACGGCGATTGTCAAAGCGGGCTTTGACTTCGTCGTCTTTTAAGAACTCGTCGAACGCGTCGTCACCAAATACTAAGGTGTCAGGGTCGACCAAACCGTCAGCGCGGATCACGTCACCCAAAGCGCGTAAGTCACCTAACGGGTCGGCGCCAGTCTGGCCCCAAGTCGTACCCGCAGTAGGGAAGTGCGTAGCTTTAGGTTTAAAGTCAATGGTGTAGAGCGCGTTGCCGTCAGAATCGGTAAGCGTAAGCGTACCCGTCTGCAGGACTTGCGAAGCCATTAACTCGATAGCGCGGCGGATCTTCTTCTCAAGCTTGCGGAACACACGGAACGCGCGCGCTACTGCGTTAGCTTGGAAGTTAGGATCTTGGAATGGGTTTTCGCCTGCCTGGCGTTTGATCAAATCAAAGCCATTGAGCGCGCCCGCTTCTTTGTAGATTGGCGGCTTGAACTTTTTATTTACGAAAAAGTCGTCCGCGTTATAGCGATAGCCGGTCGATAAGTCTTGAACTACGATCGCTACTTCTTCGTCGCTGCGTTCAATATCGATTTCGACTTCTTCGCTATTGTGGAAGTTGATCGCCGGTGACTGAAAGAAGCCCGAAAAAAACATAGTCGGCATAGCTTCTTGCAGATAAGCCGTGATCATACGCTTAGTGATTGCGTTGCTCATTTTCGGGCCCTCTTACTGGTTGTCTAATACAGACAACTGTTCAACATTTTTGACGGTGATACCGTAGTCGCGGAGCTGGTCGCGTACGGCCTTGTCCACGTTGCTGTTATCGCCGTCGGCGTCAATTACAAGGCGCTCAAAGCGTACGTCGCCGTCAACCAAAGCGCGGATCGGAACGTCGCCGGCGCCAGCAGCTTCTACGTCATACGTAACAACTGCTTTAGGGATGCC